GCACGTGATGCGTTAGGAACATGTAAAGTTGTATCCGAGGCATCTGAAATTTACAGAAAGAACGAAGACCGTATCGGTATTTTCTTAAACGAAGAGACAAAGGAGTCTGAGGGAACGGTAGTTCCTATCAAGGCTTTGTACTCCGTCTATCGCGCATGGAGTGAAGAGCGCGGTGAAAGACCAATGACACAGATTGCATTCCAGCGTAAAATATCGGATCGTGGAATGACTGTAGTCGGTCTTGGTTCAAAGGCAGAAATTCAAGGTCGTGTACTTCTTCCGCGCGCTGTACAAACAGGCGAGGTCGACTGGGGTCTTGCTTCACGCTATTCTCGCGGTTAGGAACTACCATGCGCAAGCATAACACAACAAAAGGCGTAATGCCTCTAGTGCTTTTTATTATCATAGCAAACTCAACAGGAGCGTTTGCGGCGGATAAGCCGAAAACATTTGCAACGGTAGACGCTGGAATTAAGGCACTTAAAATTGCGCCTGACGTTCGTGAAGGATACGCGCGCTCGCAATTTAAGCACTGGTCAGATCTTGATAAGAACGGTTGCAGTACACGCAACGACGTGATTATCCAGGAGGCTCTTGTTAAGCCTAAGGTTGAAGCTGGTTGCAAGATCGTAAAGGACACAGGCAAGTGGTACTCCGCGTATGACGGATTAACAGTTACAAATTTTTCTGGACTAGACGTTGACCATATGGTTCCTCTAGCCGAGTCATGGGATTCAGGCGCTAAGACGTGGGATAAGGCTAAGCGCGAGGTATACGCAAATGACATGGGAGACGTTAACGCGTTGATTGCTGTCACCGCAGCGACTAATCGCTCTAAGTCAGATCAGGATCCAGCCGACTGGCTACCTGCAAAGGACGTTTGCACATACATTAAGAATTGGGTTCACGTAAAACTACGTTGGTCACTTACAGTTGACGATAAAGAACTCAAGGCAATTAAGGATGCAAACGCAAAGTGTCCTAAAACTAAGATCTCTGTTGTTATAGTAAAATAATAGATTATGTCTGCCGTCTATGCTCTCGTGTCATCTGGTGAACCAGACATAGTTCGCTATGTCGGAAGAACTAAGCCAGACTCACCGGAGCGCCGTCTTAGGGATCATAAGAACGATGCTAAGGCTGGCGGGAAGTATCACGTTCACAACTGGATTAGAAAAGTACAAGATAGCGGAAACACTGTAGTTGCAATAACTCTAGAGTCTGATCTTACATGGGAAGAGTCTGGTAGGCGAGAAATACATTGGATAGCGTATTACAAAGAACAAGGCTTCGATCTAACCAATATGACCTCCGGCGGTGATGGTGCTCCTGATCTATCAGAAGAAGTTCGTCTAGCTATGTCTGCTAAAATGCGTGGAAAAGGGCACCCACAGCCAGAAGAGACAAGAAGAAAAATAAGTGAAACGCGTAAGAAGTTAAAAATTAAAGCTTCAGATGAAACTAAAGAAAAGCAAAGAAAAGTAAAGTTAGGAAAGCCAGTTTCTGAAGAAACTAAAATAAAAATAAGTAGAGGAAGTACTGGAAAAAAGAAGTCTGAGGCTACACGACGAAAAATGTCAGCATGGCAAATTGGTCGAGTGCTGTCAGACGAACATAAAGAAAAAGTAAAGAATACACTAAAAGAATACTACTCAGAGGAGTCAGGTAGACTTCCTGGCGGAAGAAAGAGAAAATAATGAGCGAAAATACATATAACGCGCCTGCGCCATCAGCAGCCGTGCCGCAAGGAACAGCTGCACGTCTTATCGAGGTAGCTTTATCTCAAGTGGGTTACGTCGAAGGGCCCAAAGACAATGCCACGAAATACGGGGAGTTCACAAAGGCAAACTTCTTGCCTTGGTGCGGTTCTTATGTAAATTGGTGCGGAAATAAAGCTGGAGTAAAGATTCCTAACACCGTTTCAACGGTTGCAGGGTCAACTGCATTTAAGAAGATGAAGCGCTGGTATGACAACGACGGAGTTAACACTCCACAACCTGGCGACATCGTTTACTTTGACTTCCCAGGAGACGGTGTAGACCGCATCTCGCACGTAGGTATCGTCGTAAAGGATAACAAGGACGGCACAATGATCTGCCTAGAGGGAAACACCTCAGGCAACGCTAAGGGTGACCAGCGCAACGGAGGGGAAACCTGTAAGAAGGAGCGCGGCTACCTAAAGAACAACAAGAAGAAACTTCTTGTCGGTGTTGTTGGTTGGGGTCGTCCTGACTACGCGGGATCTGCAGCTGCTCCAGTTGCAGTTAAAGAAGTAAAGGAAAAGGATACAACAGGCAAGGTTTATCCTGGAGAGACAATCGACCCAGGTGAGTCTGGCATTCACGTTAAGACTATTCAAGCGGCGCTTGAAATCAAGCCAGTCGATGGTCAATTCAGCCCGGTCACAAAGAAGGCTGTCATGGCCCACCAAAAAGCTAAGAAGCTACCTGCAACGGGTATCGTTGATGAAAAAACTTGGAAAAGTATTACCGGATTGCCCGTAAAGTAAACCTTTTAGGTATATAGTAATACTAGTTTTTGACGTCCCGGGAGAGAGCGTCTAAAACATAAAGAGCCGGACATGTGAGTAATCACGCGTCCGGCTCTGTCTTTTTTACTTCTTTAAATCTTTCCTGTCATCACCATAAGCTACTGTATCTCCTTAGTTATTCAGCATTGATTATTGCCTTAGTCCCATCAAAAGTCATTACGCCTTCACAGGCAAAGTAAGCAAGTTTTCCTAAAAATGTTTTACAAGGGACATTGACTTCTATTTCGCCAACTACCCATTCCTGTAAAAGTTTAGTACGATCTTGGTTTGTTTCGGTAATACTCCAAGGCGCCTCTTGTCTCCTGCTAAAGTTAAAGAAGTAATAACTCATTATACTACTGAGTTGGGGTCTACAGGATAATCAAAAGGTGGTTTCCATTGTAAGTTATATTCATCAAGTATCCAGTCATCTGCTGGACACGGCGCAATAAAAGCATCTCTAACAGGGTCGTAAGTAAACCCGATACCAGCGTAGTTAAATCTAATGTTGTTATTATAAGAAGTTCTTATACAACGTTGCCCTCTAAAATTGCCATACCATTCTTCAGGGCTTAACCCTTCAATAGTCTCAGTCTCGTCAATACCTGTGATGACCTCGGTAACAATATTATTTTCGTCTAAAAATGCATAGTGTGCCATTAGAAAGTTATAGTTCCTGTTCCCGCTGTAAAGCGATAGACGCGATAACCTGCGCGGCTTGGTTGGTTATATGTTAATCCGCTAATTGAAGTAGGTGCTGGGAAACTGTCTGGGTAGGCAATAATTACAATACCTGAACCACCGCTTGCGCTTGATCCCATACCAACATAACCGCCACCACCGCCGCCTGTGTTTGCTGTTCCAGCAACACTTGAACCGCCGCCGCCACCAACGCCGCCTACACCTGCTGGACCTTCACCAACAGGGTATTGGAAGCCACCAGCACCTCCACCGCCACCAGCGTAAGGAGTAGATGTGCCACTGATAGAAGTATAAGAACCTGCGCCACCGCTACCGCCAGTAGCGCTGTAAGTTGCTGCGCCATTGCCGCCTGCAGCGCTTGCACCACCGCCGCCGCCTTGAGAACCTGGACTTGAAGGAGGACCATCGCCACCTTTATTTCCTTGACCTGATGTTCCTGCAGCACCAGCTACACCTACCTGAGCAGAACCACCACCTGACCCACCAGTGTTAGGACCAGTATTAGTAGTATATCCAAGGCGTCCTTGCCCACCGCCAGTCGATGTTATAGAAGAAAATACAGAGTTAGAACCATTAGTAGTGCTGCCTGCCCCAACAGTTACCGTGTACGCAACTCCTGTTGATACACCAAGAGTTGAAGCCCGATAACCACCCGCACCGCCGCCGCCGCCACTAAACCCAGGGCCACCGCCTCCGCCTGCAACGACAAGGTACTCAACGCTAGATAAAGCAGGAGCAACTGGAGTCACTGAGTTAGACGCAGAGCTTGCTGCTGAGGTTCCATTAGCATTAGTTGCAGTAACGGTAAATGTATATGCGACTCCATTAGAGCCTGAGACTGTAATTGGGCTTGCACCTGTTCCAGTTTGTCCACCTGATGATGTTGCCGTGAATACGCTAACTGCAGCTCCGCCGTTTGCACCTGCCGTGTAGGTAACTGTAGATGATGCGTTACCTGCCGTGGCAGACCCGATGGTTGGTGCCTGCGGGACCGTTGTTGCAGTGATCGAGTTAGATGCGCTAGACGCACCTGACGTGCCAATCGCTGATGTAGCAGTTACAGTGAATGTATAAGCTGTCGCAGACTGCAACCCTGTTACAGTTATAGGTGAGCTTGCGCCTGTCCCCGTATAGCCGCCTGGGCTTGAGGTAACTGTGTAAGAGCTGATAGGTAACTTACTTGTAGGAGCTGTGAATGTTACAGTTGCTGCGCCATTGTTGTATGCTCTCGAGGTACCTACGTCAGTTGCAGTGCCAATAGTTGGAGCAACTGGTGCGCTTTTAGCGCCTGAACCTTGTGCTCCGATGATTGGCATGTAGTTATTCTATCTTACTTTGGTTCTTCTGATTGTTGATCTAACACATATTTAATACTAGAAGCAGACCACTTTCCGCCGTAGGCGGTAGGAATGCCTTCAACGTCAAGCATCCGCGCTATTACACGAAGAGAGAGACCTTTTTCTCTTTCTGCAATGATACGACTGCGAATCTCATCGGAGATCAACTGCTTGGGACCTAGATCTACACCCCATACCTGCCCACTGTCTCGTCTATGTTTATGTACATCCTTTTGGCGCTCTGCGATGATGCCTCGTTCCATCTCTGCAAGAGCGGACATGATTGTTGTGACGAACCTGCCTTGATACGTTGAGGTGTCAAGGTTGAGATCAAGAAGGACTAGACGCCAGTTATTCTTAGCCGCGCGGTCTACGATTGACAAGAAGTCGGTGGTAGATCTTGCCAATCGGTCGATACGAGTAACAATCAAAGCCTGGGCAGTTCCGTTATCAAGTCTGGTTAGTGCGTCACGAAGCACGGGTCTGCCTGCGATTGACTTACCACTGCGACCTTCTTCAAGCAAGACTTCTACGCTTGAGAAGCCTGCAAACTCGGCCGCATTGCGTAAAGTCTTCTCCTGAGCTTCCATACTCATGCCATCATTAACCTGCATCTGTGTGCTGACTCGGGCATACAAAAGTGCGTGTTCTACCTGCTTTTCAGGCTGTACATTCTTAGTCAAAAACAGTACCTTCTATCGCTAATGTACAATATTTCAATACCTACAACTATACAAAGACATTGTACACCCTTAAGGTCAAGGATGTACGGATTTTAACAGGGTTTAGGCGGTTTGGCAGGGCTTAAAGAATAAAAAATAGCTACTGCTGAAAGTCTGGAGGAACGAGCTCGTCTAGCTTCTCCCACATAGCTTTAAGGTCTAGATTGTTTAATTGCTCGCGTTGAGTTTCGGCGTCCTGTATAGTCTGTATATCAAGTCTTTCCATATGTACCCCGTACTTTACCATAGCATAAGACTTCTTAGTAGGACTTCTTGGTGCCTTGGTAAGAAGTAAAATAATTTAAGATTCAACTACCCAAAAGCTATCACCGCAGGTTATTTGAGATACTATTAGACAATGGATTATCCTGAGGACCCAGAGTATGCTGAAGATGATGTTCTACAGCAGTACCTTGATGAAGAGGGTCTAGCCTTAGTACCTGTTGAATTCATGCGTGAATTGATGCTTCTTATGGAGGCTCACATAGTTAACCTATGCGGAATAGATAGAGACGAACTCAACGAGATAATGATACGCATGGAGGAGCTTCTTGGTGAAGAGGGTCTTATGGACCTATCCATGGAGGACATCATCGGCTGGGTAAATACCTTAAAAGACGCCTAGTCTTCCTGTTATAATTTAACTATCGCCACTGGCCTGGAGCCGCTACTAGTAGCTTGTCACGACGAAAGTGAAGTCTAGCTAATCCCGCTACTGCGAATCGTCCTGGACATGACGTACAACTGTCATCCACTCCAACTTCAGAGTTGAGTGTCTAGCACTGGCTGGGTAGACATCGAGTGGGTAGTTGATTAGCGGGCTACCTTTAGGGTAGTATACAAAGCGCTGCCAGTGCTAGACTCGATTCTTTTTTATTATTTATGATACAGTCCGTACATGACACCGGAGATCTTTGTTCGCCCTTGGGGCTTCTACGTAATTTTACACACCGAGCAAAAGGTGCAGGTTAAACGAATACACGTTGAAAACGGAAGTCGTCTCAGCAAGCAGTCTCACAAACACCGCGCAGAGCATTGGTACATCACACAAGGCTATGCAGAGGTAGAGTTATTTGACCAGATACTTCATCTTGGCCCGGGAGATTATGTCTCAATTGGAGTTGGAGAAGTTCACCGCGTAAGAGCCGAAGGTGAAGGCGACCTCGTCTTTATCGAGATTCAAACAGGCGAGTATCTTGGAGAAGATGACATCATTCGATATGAAGATGATTTTGGACGTGTAGAGTAATGGAGCAAGAGCTTCCTACGTGGTTCAACCACGTTAAACCAAACTTTGAAAGCTACCTTACGTTTCCTAATGAAAACATCATACCTGTCCCGTTAAACGTGCTGCAGATCGGCGCGTACAAGGGTGACACAACGCAGTGGCTTTTAGACAATAAAAACATCAACAGGATAGTAGACGTTGACACCTGGGAAGGCTCAATCGAGCACGAAGGAACGTTTGACTTTAACCAGGTTGAGAGAGTCTACGACGAAAGATTCACCGCAGTTGAGAAGGTTGAGAAGCGCAAGGGTACAAGCGATAGATACTTTGCAACGCGCCCTGAAGGTGAAACATTCAACGTCATCTATATAGACGGAGATCACACCGCATTGCAAACGGCGATTGACTCCTTAAACTCGTGGAGGATCTTAGAGGTTGGCGGGATCATGATATTTGACGATTACGACTGGCACATGTACCAAGGAACACCGTTGCATCCTAAGGACGGTATCGACTGCGTCCTGAGGTTATTTAGAGGGCGCTACAACCTTATCGTTACGAACTATCAGGTCTGGATTCGTAAGACGGCGGAGTAGTACACTATCAACTATAGACAGGCATGATAGAATAAACACATGCCAATTCTAGGAGCCAGCGCATCAGGCGCAAAAGCAAGTCCTGTTGCACCGACTATCGGGACGGCAACTAACGTAGGAACGTCAAGAGCGTATAACAATGGAGCAGCGACGGTAACCTTCACGGCTCCTAACTCGAAGTTACCTATTAGCTCTTACACGGTGACTAGCTCACCTGGATCATTTACCGCTTCAGGTGCGTCAAGTCCTTTAACAGTGACAGGATTACAGTCCGCAACTGCATACACATTTACAGTTACTGCAACGAGTGCGATTGGGACTTCTGCAGCATCTAGCGCATCTAATTCTATTACTGCCACAACTGTTCCACAGGCACCAACGATTGGAACAGCGACTGGCGGAAACGCGTCAGCGACAGTTACCTATACGGGTAACAACACGGGTGGAGCAGCTATATCTACTTATACGGTAACTGCATCACCAGGCGGCGCAACAGGGGCAGGAACGTCAGGAACAAACACAGTCTCAGGATTGAGTAACGGCACAGGCTATACATTTACAGTTACAGCAACTAACGCTAATGGAACCTCAACTGCAAGCTCTGCTTCTAACTCAGTAACCCCTGTTGTACCTATCCCTGTTGTTACCGGTGGGTCGCTTACATCAGACGCAACTTATTATTATCGCACCTTCACTGGTAATGGAACTTTAGGCGTTTCAAATGGAACAGTTTCAACAACTATTCTTCTTGTGGCAGGTGGTGCTTCTGGTGGTACTAGACAAGGCGGCGGCGGGGGAGCTGGCGGAGTTGTTTACGGAGACCAATCTTTTTCTTCTAATGCATCTATTGTTATTGGCGCGGGCGGTACTGGTGCTGATGGAGGTGATAACGGTACTGCTGGCAATGCTTCTAGTTGTACTGGAGTAACAACTGCTGTTGGCGGCGGTAGAGGTGGCGGCAACAGTAGCGGTGGCACTGGTGGTTCAGGTGGTGGCGGTAACGGTAGTCAGGAAAACTTTGGAGGCGGAGGTGTACAAGGAAATGGCGGCGGTAGAGGTAAAGACGGTTCAGGCGGTGGCGGTGGTGGCATTGGTGGAGGCGGCGCTGCTGGAACTGCTAGTGTGGGTGGCAATGGTGGTAGTGGTGGAACATATTTAGGACTTACTCTTGCTGGTGGTGGTGGTGGTGGTCATGCTGCTTCATTTACTAATAGTACAGGCGGTTCAGGCGGTGGCGGAGGTGGCGGAGGATTTGGAAATAGTGGAACTAATGCTACTGGCTACGGTAGCGGTGGCGGTGGTGCAGGGTACTCAACAACCATCTCAGGCAGCGGTTTTCAAGGAATTTGTGTAGTTAGATACACAAGATCACAGGTAGGAGGATAATTATGGCGCATTGGGCTGAGATAGACGAAAACAACATTGTTTTAAGAGTAACTGTTGGAGACAACAATGAACCAGATGAAGGCTATCAATGGTTGATTGATAATTTAGGCGGGACATGGTTACAGACTTCATACAATGCAACTATTCGCAAGAACTATGCAGGAATTGGAATGACTTACGATGAAGCACGAGACGCGTTTATTGCGCCTAAGCCTTTTGAGTCATGGATATTAGATGAAACAACTTGCACCTGGAAGGCTCCAGTAGACATGCCTGTTACAGAAGGCAAGTACTACACATGGAACGAAGATACTCTTTCATGGGACGAGCATACTCCGGTAACTCCAGAATAAACTTAAACAAAATAAAAGACCGCGCCCGTTTGGACGCGGTCTTTATTTTTGTAACTTTACGGTAGGCGAGTACCGGAGATAGTTGTTTCCTGACCTGTCCCAAGATCTCGTAGAACAACCTTAATTTGATACTCTTCTGTAGGTGATAGCCAGTCAATATGAACTATCTTTCCAACACCGTCTAGACCAATTGCAGTCGTGGAGCCGTTCTTATCTACAATCATAAGAGTTGCCCATGTCTTATTAGGATCAAAGTTTGGAACGTCCGCAACAGAGATACTTGCAGAGCGGTGACCGTTTGTCCCTTCTGCCTGTGCAACAACTGTAGGGGCAGCTATCGTTGCCTTATCAACAACTTCATTTCGTGCAGGCTCGGGAGCTACTATAGGAGCTGCCGGTGTGGCAACAACTGTATTAGAGGTAACCGTCTCAGTCCCTGTTACAACGTCACGGACAGTGGTTTGAACTGTGATGTTGGCGTCCTGTGGGACTGCCTTAATCACTACCGTGTCGCCGTTATTAGATACACCGACGCTCGAGTGCGAGCGTCCGTCCGTGATTACCTGGACGGAGACAGTCTTGGTTGTATCTGTTACAACAGGAGCGGTAACGGTAACGGTTACAGAGTTGTCACTCTCAACCTTAACACCAGTTACAGTAGAAGCATTAGCATCTGCTACTGGAGTACCTGTAGGTTCAGGATTTGGATTAGCAACAACCTCGCCCGTTGTGTTAACGTCTGGAGTTTCTACAGTAGTAGAAGACGTTTGAACAGAGACGATATCTCCTTGGTTGATTGCCTCAAGACGAATAACTCCGTCCTCGTCGATGTGCTTAACTCCACCGGACTCTGTAAGCTTGACAATAACGCCTGTTGCTCGAGTTACTCGCACAAGAGACGTTGTCTCCTTCCAGGTGATAATCTTATCAACTACGCCGCCTTGAAGAATTGCGTATCTATCTCCTACAACCGGAGTATCTACGATCTCGTCTATTGAAACCTTAAAGTACGAGTTAGCGTTGATCTGTGTTCTGTCTTCCTCGTCGAGACGCGTTCGCGTGTCTAAGAAGCTATAGTCAATACTCCACCAGGCGCTTGCGCCTTGGGCGGGTAAAAGTGAAATCGCGAGCGCAAGTGGTAGCGCTTTTTTAATAGGTAACATAAGGTGTCCTTTCGTCCTTTGTCATTGAAGATATAATAACAGGAAAAGTGCAAAATTATCACCGCAGGATAAATAAGATAGAATTAGGCATGGAATTATCAAGGGAAGACATCGCTAAAGAGGTAGAAGACGCTATTAAACCTTTGATTGAGAAGCCTGGGTTTATGAATGCCCTTGGAACATTAACCATGGCGTTGGAGATAATTAGAGGGCACGATAAGAAATGATAGAGGCAACAAACAAAAACTTTAAAGAGCTACTAGAAAACGACCTGCCCGTACTTGTAGACTTTTGGGCGGAGTGGTGCGGACCGTGTCGAATGCTGGCGCCTATACTAGAAGAAGTAAGCTCAGATTATAAGTACGTTTTTATCACCGCAAAGTTGAATAGCGACGAGAATCCTGAGATAGCATTCAAACACGAGGTTAGATCGATACCCACAATGATACTTTTCAAGAGTGGAATTGAGGTAGCAAGAATGACGGGTGCTAAGCCTAAGCCAGCAATTGTTGCCTGGTTGCAAGATCACGTTGAGCTAGGTTAGGATACAATAGGAACATGCCAATTCTAGGAGCACAAGGTTCAGGCGCAAAAGCAAGTCCGGTAGCGCCCACGATAGGTACTGCAACAAATGTAGGCACGAGTCGTGCGTATAACAATGGTGCAGCTACCGTAACATTTACCGCGCCTAGCTCAAAGTTACCTATTAGCTCTTATACAGTCACCTCTAGCCCAGGCGGGTTTACTGGCACAGGGTCTAGCTCACCTATAACTGTCGCAGGATTACAGTCTGCGACCGCATACACATTTACAGTAACTGCAACATCAGCAGCTGGAACAAGTTCTGCGTCTAGTGCATCTAACTCAATTACCGCAACTACAGTCCCTGCCGCACCTACGATCGGATCAGCAACAGCCGGAAATGGCAGCGCTACAGTTGCTTACACAGCGGGCGCGACGGGCGGGGCGGCTGTAAGTACATTCACAGCAACATCATCTGGCGCACACACCGGAACAGGTGCAAGCCCGATTACAGTTTCAGGCTTAACAAATGGAACTGCATATACATTTACCGTTACTGCAACTAACGCAAATGGAACGTCAACAGCAAGTAGCGCATCTAACTCAGTAACTCCTATTAACCCTATACCTTCAACCGTTACTTATCTTGTAGTAGCAGGCGGCGGTAGTGGATCTGAGGTTGCTGGCGGTGGCGGTGGTGGTGGAGGCTATCAATCATCAACTCTTGGAGTGTCCGCTGGTACATACAGCGTTACTGTTGGCGGAGGTAGCGCATATCTTGGCAATGGTAATAATTCAGCATTTCATTCAGTAACCTCTACTGGCGGCGGCCGAGGCGGAAACCAATTTATGGTGGGTTCACCTCCTACCAGTGGTGGATCTGGTGGTGGCGGTGCTGGTAATACAAGCAACTCTAGTTTTTATACTGGTGGTGCGGGAATTGCTGGACAAGGAAATAACGGCGGCGGTCTAGGTGGTAATCCTTCTGGTGCTGGTGGTGGTGGCGGTAAGGGCGCTGTTGGTGGTAATAATAGTTCAACTAACGGCGGAAATGGTGGATCAGGTGCAACCTTTAGCATCAACGGTGGCACATACGCAGGCGGCGGCGGTGGTGGTGGAGCATACACAGGGCAAGCAAATGGTTCAGGCGGTGCTGGCGGAGGCGGAACTGCGGGTGCTGGAGCAGCAAACACAGGTGGCGGCGGTGGTGGCGTATTAGGCCAACCAGGGCTTAATAACCAAACAGGCGGTTCAGGTATTGTAATTGTTGCTTATTCAAGTAGTTTTTCTAATGCTTCTTCAACAACAGGTTCACCGTCATTTGTTAATAATGGAACAAATAAAATTTACACTTGGACTGGAAGCGGGAGCATAACTTTCTAATGGCACACTTTGCAAAACTAGATGACAGTAACATTGTTCTTGAAGTTAATGTTCTTAACAATGAAGTTTTAGATAACTTACCATTTCCTCAATCAGAACCAATAGGCATTGAATTCTTTACTGAATGGTCAGGTGGATATACTCATTGGCTGCAAACTTCCTACAATGGAAGTTTTCGCAAGAACTATGCTGGTGCGGGTTTTCTTTATGACCCGATCCGTGATGCTTTTATTCCACCTCAGTTATATCCATCTTGGATATTAAACGAAGATACCTGCCAATGGGAAGCACCAGTGCCATACCCAGCGGATGATAAGCTATATGCGTGGGACGAGGCAACAACTAGTTGGGTAGAGGTTCAGTAACATATGCCAATTCTAGGTTCACAGGCGTCACGCGGGCGTTAAGTAGTATAATTGCAAGCATGAGCGACGTAATAATAGAAGTTGATACTGAAGCAGATCTGCGCGTAGACGCAGGAGATCACGACAAGTTTTCGCATTATATTCACCGCGACCAGATGATGGAAGCCTTCGTAGAAGGTAAGCCTGCACTGGCTCTATGTGGGAAAATATGGGTACCAACCAGGGATGGAAAGAAATTCCCCATATGCAAGCCCTGTAAAGAAATCTTTGAAACACTAGATAAGTAACACGTTTTGGTTGAAAGACAGTATAATTTGTCTTCTACTTTTAGATTAAAACACATATTTCACGGGGGTAACGGTGAGCTTTTTCTCTTTCAAACTAAGCGATGACTACGTACAAGGCTACAAAGAAAAGAAAGCTCCGTTTGGTTATACAGACGCAGCGGGTAACTCCGTTGGAGAGATTACCTTTCTTCGTACGTACTCTCGCTTAAAAGAGAACGGAGAAAAAGAAAATTGGGCCGAGGTCTGCGAGCGTGTCATCAACGGCATGTACTCCATTCAAAAGGATCACTGTAAGTCGCAACGACTTCCCTGGAACGATTCACGCGCGCAGGCGTCCGCCAAGGAGGCGTTTGATAGACTGTTTAACTTAAAGTGGACGCCGCCTGGCCGTGGTCTTTGGGTTATGGGCACACCCTTAGTTAACGTACAAAAGAACTCTGCAGCGTTGCAAAACTGCGCATTCGTTTCAACACTTGAAATGACAAAGCAAAATCCAGCAAAGCCATTTGCGTTTCTTATGGAGGCGTCAATGCTTGGCGTCGGTGTAGGCTTTGACGATAAAGGTGCGGACAAGGACTTTGCGATTTATTCACCGCAAGGCGATGAAACATTCGTCATCCCAGATACGAGAGAAGGCTGGGTTGAATCACTCTCGCTTATCATTAACGCTTACCTAAAGCCAGATCAAAAGAATCCTGTGTTTGATTATTCGCTAGTGCGTCCCGCGGGAGTTCCAATTAAGACATTTGGTGGAACCGCCGCAGGGCATGAGCCTTTAGAGCGTTTGCACAACTACATCCGCAACATATTCAAAGGACGTAAAGGTGAAAAAGTTAGTCGCGTTGATATTGCTGATATCGGTAATCTTATCGGTGTTTGCGTCGTTAGTGGCAATGTTCGTCGCTCTGCTGAGCTTTTAATTGGTCGACTAGACGATGACACATTCCTAAACCTTAAGAATGCAGAGCGTTTCCCAGAGCGTAACTCCTACGACCCAGCATCACCGGGTTGGGGTTGGATGTCGAATAACTCTATTGAAACAACCGTAGGACAAAACTTAGACAAGATCGTTGAAGGCATTGCCCGTAACGGTGAGCCTGGCGTAGTCTGGATGGACGTATCGCGTAAGTATGGACGATTAGCAGATCCTGTAAACAATAAAGATCACCGCGTCGTGGGATACAACCCTTGCGCGGAGCAGAGTCTAGAATCATACGAGTGCTGCACACTCGTTGAGACATATCTAGGACGTCACGATTCACTAGAAGATTATAAGCGCACGTTGAAGTTTGCTTACCTATATGCTAAGACCGTAACGCTGCTCCCTACACACTGGGAGGAGACAAACGCAATCATGCAACGTAACCGCCGCATCGGAACCTCGATGTCAGGTGTTGCTAACTTTGCAGATAACAAGGGCCTTCCAACTCTTCGCGAGTGGATGGACGAAGGTTACAAGCACATCAAGGCGTACGACAACACATACTCAGAGTGGCTTGGTATTCGTGAGTCAATCAAGATGACAACCGTTAAGCCTTCAGGAACAGTTTCAATTCTTGCTGGTGAGTCACCAGGAGTTCACTGGACACCAGGCGGAGAGTACTTTAACCGCGCAATTCGTTTCTCTAACGAGGATCCAATGTTGCCACTATTCAAGATGGCAAACTATAGAGTAGAGCCTGCGTCAGAGTCGCCAGACTCTACAAGCGTCGTGTTCTTCCCTATTAAGTCAAACGCTAAGCGCGCAGAGCGTGAGGTATCAATCTTTGAAAAGACAGCCATCGCCGCAACCGCGCAGCGTTACTGGTCAGATAACTCTGTATCTGTAACCGTATCGTTTGACCCTGAAAAGGAAGCCGAGCACGTAGGAACAGTCTTGCACATGTACGACGGACAGTTGAAGACCGTATCTTTTCTACCTATGGGTAACTTTACGTATCCGCAGATGCCTTACACTCAAATAACTAAGGAAGAATACGAAGCTGATACGATGAAGCTGTTCCCGATTGATTTCACAGGAGTCTACGCGGGAATGGCCTCAGACGCCATCGGTGATGCATACTGCACAACAGATGCGTGTGAGGTTA